TAGAGGCGTCTACCGTGTTGGCGTAGGCCTGGGGAGGGACTAACTCGCCGGTGGCCGCGCAGAGGGGGGTATTCTTGATGAAGGTGGAGAAACCGACCTCCCTCATGACCTGCTTGCCTCTGACATAATACAGGACCAGGAGGATGATCCCCGCTACCAGGATGATGGGGAAGATGAACTTGAGGATGGCTCTACCTGCCACGACGCCTCCAATTACCGGTACACCTATGAAGACGGCCAGCAGTGCGACGAGGACCCAACCTGAGATACCTTCTGATTTGGCGCTGGCGGTCTGGGACAGCTTGGACGAGAGATCTTGGAGGAGTCGGTTGTTGGATGCGGCTTGTTCCGTGCAATTCTGGAGGATGTTGTACATCTGTTGGAAGACGTTGTCCTGGATGTAGACATTCCCGGAGACGCGCTTCACGACGATGGCCTGGTGTTGGCGACTGAAGGCCTTGCACGTCTGCCCAATGGTAGTGAGAAGGTTGATTGTGGCCTCCATGAGTAGATTCATTGTGTTTTGAGCGTCTGAGAATTGGCCTAGGTTGAGGCCCGACGTGACGCTCTTGGCCTCTTGTGCCAGTTCCTGCATGATGGATTGTTGGGCCTCTTCTGTTGAGAGGGCGTCCAGGAGCGCGTGCATGTTGACGTTGGCGCGCTGGGTGAACGTGTTGCCTGAGATGTGCACGTCCCCGTGGACATTGCGAACGCTGACTACCTGGGCCATGTCTTGAGACAACTGGGTGTTTTGAATGATGTTCGAGGACACCTTGGCCACAGCTTTGGTGACTGCGTTTGATACGTTTTTAGATACTGAAGCTCCCATTTTTATCAGGGTTAGATTATGTGTGAATGATACAATCCTGTGAGTGTAGGGGCTCATGGACAGCCTGAGTGAGAAATTTGCTGTAATGTTTTACTGGTTGATTTTAGTTAACCAACTCATTAGCCTTACCGGTTGAGTTAGGGAACAGTTGATATAGATGCATGGCGTCTGATGGATCTCTATCGTTGATCCTTTGGCACCTTCGTTCGCGTCTGTCCTGGTCGATGCGTTGGTCGCACGCGGCGTCGAGGGCGTCTCTATCGGCGACCTTATTCCTATCCAAAGCGTCTGAGATAGTCTGTAGTCGCGCGAGCACCTGCGCAACTATGTCCATAGCCATGAACTTGCATTTGCGAGCCAGCTCGGCAAGCCTATAAGCGCTGTGCATTTTCCTCAGGAATGCGTCGTTTTGGGACAGCTCCTGACCGGGCATGCACATTGTTTGGGGTGTACCGTCAAAAATGGTCAGATTGCCATCGTCCCGCGGTGGTTGGTAGATCTTACGCTCAACTGTTTTGAGGGCGCTCGTGAGGTGCGATGTGGACTGCCTCAGGTAGGCGTCAAGTTGAGAGATCCAGAACGTGTTGTCGTCCTGGCCTTTGTCTATACAATCCCCAAATTCAAAACATGGTGTGTTATTGACGTAAACATAGTGGAATTTTTCTCTGAGTCCGCCATCGGGACAAAACCTACAGATGAATCCCGATGCAAACTGTATCAAGAATAGCATGCAAAACGTGAGTGAGAATAACTTCATTTTTTCCTAAGAGACGTAGTGCTTAGGTCATGATGGATCGGTTGTATTATGAAGTCATCGTATCCGTTACCTCTCGAGAGGTAATGGAGCATACTGTAATAGTGCATCAGAACCTAATAGCGGCGTCTGCCCTGGGATCGAGACCTGGATCGCCTGCGCTTGCTTCCGGTGAGGATCATGCGGGCAATGGCACGCTCGCGATCGCTCATGGAGGTGTAGTTTCTGCAATGCCCAGTTCGTGGGCTTCTGTGCTGGTAGCTCTTGCAGGGAGACCTGGAGCGGGACCTGGAACGGGGCTTGGACCGGGACCCGGAGCGGGGCTTGGACCTACTACGGCTACGTTTTCCTGATTGTTTTCGTGGCATTCTTTTTACCGATGCAAGATAAATTTTTACGATTTACAACTGCTCACCCCGCGCATGAGATCCTGCACTCCTGGGTCACTTAGAATGAATAGCTGCTACTGCTGCTGCTACTCGAGTGCCAGTAGACGATGCTCGCGCCGATAAGACCTCCGACGACTGCACCCACCTGTTTGTATTGCCACTGGTTGCCGATGTACCAACCGGCGACGGCAAGCACGATGACAAGTACTGCATAGAGCAAGTAAGTTAACATTTCTGAACCATCTGCCATTATGAATCTTTTGTTTACCGGAGATAATTTTTTACGATTCATATCTACCGTGCTCGCGCGGCCGGCCGGCATCATCCTCACACACCTCGCTGCTCCGCGTACCTCATGAACGCGTCGTTGACCTCCAACACGCGCGCGGTCCCATCGCGGACCGCCATCGCGGCACCATCCGCGACGAGCTGCAACACCGCGTTACTCACCTTTCCCAGGTTGCCGACAACACCAAACCCTGAGTTGCACGCATCCAGCACGTACTCCCACTGCGTCTTTGGGGGTACGATATATGAGAATGGGAGATCCATCTCTTCCTCATCCAGATTGTTGAAGTCAGGCTGTTCTTCGCGCGGGATACTCTCCGCGTACGCGGCCGCCATCCTCCGCCGCTCCAGCTCAGATATACGCACACTCAAGTCACCTCCGACCGCCTCGTCCTCGTCATCGTCACTCAAGTCACCAATATCCCCAAAGAGGTCATCCTCGTCTAGCCTTAGGCCGCTGGCGAGCGAAGCTCGCTCGTCGCTGCTTTCGTCATCATCTCCGTAGTCGCGCTCATCCCCCTCGTCGTCTGAGTCGTCCCCATATCCGCCGCTACCGGACTCTACGTCACTGTCGTACATCTCGATGAAGTTCTCTACGAACTCTTCCTCGGTCGGGTTACTGAAGAAGATGTCCATGTACTTGGTGCGTCCTGTAATGGGTTGGTTCCACTTTGCGGCCCACTTCACACCTGGTTTATATACCACCTCCTTGAATTCGGATATATTGGGGATAGCTTGTTTAGCGTCCGAAGACAGATTGAGTGTGACATCGGCGGTCGTGATAGCGCGTCTGATACGCCCACGTCGCGCGTCTTTGTCGTTCTCTCCAAAGTAGATGGACATGTCGTCGGCTGCAAACGGAGTGGCTGTAAATAGCTGTCCATCGACTTCCACGAACCCATGTTTGTACTTGGTGTCACCAACACTCACCATTTTACACCTCTTTTTGTACTTGGCGACCACATCACGCCAGTCAATGTTATCAAAGTTAACAAATGGTTGATCCTTATCCATGTATGTCTTAAGGTCGTTCCAGTAATTGTCAATGAATGTCTGGTCGGTTCTGTATTGATCGCGCGCGGGGGAGGCGAGCAGAGCCGCATATAGGAAAGCCGCCTTTTCTCCCTCATGAGAGAGTTTGTAGTGGCGTCGCTGTCCTGTATTATCTATTAATACAGATCCAAGATATGGTTCCTTCTCATATTGAGACAGGTACGGGCCCATATGGCGTATCGTCTTCCATTTGGGTACGTAAGAGGGTTGTGAAAAACCGTCCACACCTGACAGGCGCTCGCTTAGATTCATGAAAATGTCCTTGTCGCGTTTGTCCTTGAGGATGATGCAGCTCTCGTCGGAACTGACCTGATCGATCTCAAAGTCGACGTCTACGCGCTCGTAGAACGTCCTGAGGAAGTCCATTGCGTCCTTCCTGTTAGCATTGAAACAAAACCGTGCCATGTTTTTTAGATAGACCAGAGAATTCACAAAATACCATCAGCGGGCAAGCGATGTGCCTACCAATCCTGTACCACCGGTAACCAAAATTTTAAGTGATTATTTATGACTGTAAACAGACCCACTCAGGCGCATCTCAATAGAGACATAAACTCAAAAGTCTCAGTTTTGTGTCTCTGAAGGAGTCAAAGGTGTTGTCTTAGTTAATTATTTTGTATTGTGGTAATGAGTAAACATTTCCGAGTTCAAAAATCTGTTGAAAAATAGTCTGAGAACCAAATCTATCAAGTCCTTCATATTTTAACCACAATCTGGTTAAAATAGACGAGTTAATTTTAATTTATATTCTGTGTTTGTGTCTAGATATCGTATCTATCGAAGCATTCCTTGCTACAGAACTTGAGGCGTTGTGCTCCTCTGGGTGTCGTGTATGGGGGTGCGAACACCTCCGCGTCACACTGATTGCAGTAGATGGGCGTCATCTGCGTAATCCTCTCTCTCAGTTTCTGGAACAGCCCAGGGGCCAGTTCTTTGCCTGCGCGAGCCTCCCTCACGACAGGTAAGGTAGCAGCAACAGGGAGCACAGCCGGTAATGCGACCCTCTCATCCCCCGAAATCTGAGCGATAGACCTCACAGTGGCCTCCACGCGTCTGGGCCTCATACGTCTCCTCACTGCCGGATCACTCTGCTTGATCAGTTCATAGTACTTGTTCTCAATGGACCTCCTCGCGCGCTTGATCTTATTCTCGATTGGAGTCTTGTCTACGTTGGGGTCCCTGAATACCTCAGGAAGTAAAGTATAGCGATCCAGGTTGATCAAGACGTCTGCTGGGTACTCCTGGGCTCTGATCCTCTCATGATAGACCTGGGGTTCATCTATTAGGGAAGAGAGGAAGACAAGCACGTACGATGTCTTACGAGCCAGGTCATAGTTTGTTTCAATTTGCCCAAAAGATGCAATTATTGCTTTCGCATAGTCCTCAAGCGCACCTCCAGAGTAAACGGATTTCAAAATTTCATTATCCATGAGCATGCGTTTGGCTACTTCAAAACCAGCTGCGTCCAGAGGCGTAAACTCGCGTATCCAATCTTGCCTTGACGCTCTATACATCTCCTCCGTTTCCACAATCAGATCGTTGTCCACCGTCACATACGCCACCTCATCAGGGACGAACCGACGCTTACCTTCGCACGCCATCCTATACCAATTCATATTAACCTTGTACCAACCATCCTTGACCTCCTGAGGGATGGTATATTGAGGATCTACGTCTTTGAGCGCAAATCCTCTGATGACTTGATCTGAAAAGGGGAACATCCACGGGGCTCGTCTGTATTCACGCTCACATTGGGATAAGATCTCATCTGGGCCGAACATGATCCTGGGTCGTTGAGTTGGTGACACGGCACGCTCTCTCAGGCGTCCTTCTTCTCTGTCAACTATCTTTACCTGTCTGTATCGGCGCTCAGCCGACCCCACAACGTCCTGATGAATCTTGAGAGGGATGGCTTGGCGGCGTCTGATGAGCTCCTTCATGTTCTCGATTCGGGTTCGTATGTCTGGGCGTTGCTTGAACTCGTCAAAGTAGCGAACCACGTTGAACGAGTCGCTCTCGTCAAAGTCAACGAAGAACGCCTGGACGAGGGGGAACGGGATGCCGGTCTTGAGAATGTTGAACATCCTTACCATCTCACGATCCAAGTTTGGGTCTGGGACCTGGCGGTCCTGGGTCCACCCAGCGCGAGCGACGAAGCTGTCAATCTCTTCAATCATCTCACTGGGATCCATGTATGCAAAGGGTCTGAAGGGGTTCCTCTTGTCCGGTAGGCGCTTGGGCCTAGCTGTGGCGGCTGCTGCGACCTGGGCTTTCTGGCGTTGAGCCGCCTTACCGCGGAGCTTCTTCTGAGGACCCTTCTTTTTCACTAAGGCCATTACATTGTCTGCCATTTTATCTATCCACAAGAAATTCATAGGACTACAGCTTCATAAACAATCTGACTTCTGATCTAACGACTTGTATTTTCTCTTCTAAATAAAAGCCATGTTACTGGTAGAATATCGTATCAAACTGCCTATCTCAATTGACCAATACCAGATCGCTCACCTCCATACTACCATGGACATGTCCAAGCAATACACAAAGTTGGGTGAAGGCGTTGAGATCTTGGAAAACACCCCCTGTGATCCTGCATGCCTCCCTCATCAAAAACCAGATTCCAGGAAAGCGGTAACCAAGGTCCAGCGCACATCTAAGCGTTACTACATTCCAGACTCCATCACAACTGTAGTGGGTTTCAACAACGTAATTCTGAGGAAGTCTTCATTCAATAAGTTTCCCAACTTTAGGACCACTATAACTGTCGAATCTGCGAGTGGTTCTCTCATCAACGGTGAGTTTACGATAGACACGGTGTGCAGGAAGGGGGATGATGTCGTGAATAAGGACAACGTGTTTAGGCTTCCTCAGGAGATTTTGGACAAGCGGGCTGTTGTGGACATTGATATCGTGAGGGACGCGCTACCTTCAGACCTCGTCAGCGAGTACGAAGACCCAAAGAAGGTATTGGGGTTGACAGACGAATGGCAAGAGTCGCTCATTCCCAGGTTGTCAATAGTTGTGTATAAGTTGGTCTTTGTTAAGAGTTGTGACCCAGTTAACAAAGAGGTAATCAACGCCCTCGTGATTGATAACCTAAACAAAATGTTTAATGTGTTCCATCGCAAGTTGGTCTGTTCTCAGGATCGGTGGACGGGTCTGAATATGGAAGACATCAGAATCATGGAGGAAGAGACCAAAGACCTACTGGCTAAGAAGAGGAAAGGTGAGTGATGATTTGAGACCCACATGTTTCACTTATTTTCCGGGTCAACAAAATGGATGGAAGTAGCTGCTGTGAACAGGATAGGACCCTGAAGGTGTTTAATTTGGTTGATTGGAAAGATATCCCTCAGGACGACATCAAATGTAAGGATAAGGTTGCCAAGCTGAAGCTCGAGAATAAGGACATCATTGATGGGCAATCTCGCATTCACGACGAGATCTCCGAGCTGCGTCGCGTGTGCCAGGATCGCTGCGAGCGCTACTATGAGAACAAGCTCGGTGAACTTAACAAAACCTGCGACAAACTACATAGGCGACTGGAAGCGTTTGAGAAACAAGTCTCGCCTCAACGAACACAACGAAAAGATTGAGGCTGACATCAAAGACACCAAAGGACATATTAGATAAAAAGAAAGTGTGGTTGTTGTATATTGTAACCCCTAGGGGTTACAATACTTACCTATGCTATCTACTCATCACGCCTCATTACCACTTGAGGCTCTTGTTTGTGCTACATTAGGGTGTTCGTTTACTAGGAACGCGTCTGGAACCTCTCCCTTTTCCATCTACTGGGTACCTTGAATCCTTTTGAGTCCATGGGCGCAAACATCACGAATCCTATGACCATAAGGCTGATCACCGCCACGGGGATGACCATCCACCACTCTAACTGGAACGGCTCTGTCGGCGTCTCTTCAACACGGAAGATCTCGCGCACCTTCATAGGACCGGCCTCATAGAACGAATTCTCCTGAGATCGTTTGATAGCCCGGAGCTTCGCTGCACTGATCTCGTTGGGTGTGACCTCGGTGGGAGGTGATGTGCATTTGAGGAGGATGATACCTCCAAGACCTGTGGTTCTCCCAACTGAGAAGAGGGAGTCAATCTGGCCTCCTGCTGTATTGAACGGATGCATTGCCATCTTGAAGTAGCCTCCGTTGCCAGCGTTGCGCCCATACGAGTTGCGGCAGTGCCAGTACGGAACGTCCCCGAACTGACCATGCGCGTACTCGATGTTCTTGGCAACACCCCACCCCATCACAGAGACGGCATGGAAGCCCTTGATCGTGCCAGCCATTGTGTTCCAGGTCATTCTGCTCATACCTGAGGTGTAGTTGCCGTTCTCAAAGTACACACCGCCGTTAATCTCGTTGCCAAAAATGAGGAACTTGTTGAAGTTGGGATATACAGCGAATGAGCCGATGACGGGTCCGTACTGAAGGATGTGTCGCTTAACCATAGTCTTATACACTGGTTTGAAGCGACCCCCGTTGTGGACGAGCTGTCCGGGGGCGTCAAACTTATACTTATATTTTGGCTTGGTCTTGAAATAACAGCCGCACGTGGATGGTACGTTTTCGTTGAGTTTGTCGAGGTAGCCTACGTTGAACTCGTCTTTGCCCTGTCTGTTGGCGCACCACTGTTTGTCCTCAGAACACCAGGAGTAATCAATGCATGTTTGGTCCATGGCTCCTGAAATTGACAACGCTTGTGATAGCTGGGCTGGGTTACCTCCGCTGCAGGGCTTGTCACTCACAAAGCAAGCCATGATGGAAGTGGCCGACACGTTGGGGGCCCAGGAGACAGCACCAGAGACGACGTGACAGTCGGAAAGGATTTGTGCGAGCGTGACGGCGTAGCAGGAGCCGCACAGGTACTGGTCCCTCACGCCGTCTATCATACTCTTCTTCTGGAGGACCTCTGATGAGTCTGCTTCCGTCGGTATGCCCCACGAGAAGTTCTCAGGGATGGTTTGCACGGCATTTCTGTATAGGATTGAGTGTGGGTTGAGTAACTCTCGGGGTATGTCGGCCTCTTCTATTAATCGTAGGTTACGGATGTCTGTATTGTAAGGCGGTATAAATACCGTCTTTTTGGGCGCGGCCTGACTTGTTGTGATGAGGTTTGAACCTACCCCCGAAGGCACAGACCACCAACGAACCGTGTGATCAATGCTACGCTTTGAGCGCCGACCCTTAGGTTCGTCGACCTCTTCATATACATCCACTGTTTGATTACGTCGAATGCGTTCGTATGCGTTCATTTTATGGGTGTGTAGAAAATTCCATGTGCCGAGTTTGACAACCCGTGTCGCGCTCAAGCCGTTCCATCTCTCCCAAATGTAACATCTACAGACAGCTGGTTCAGGAGTGTGGCGCTCCGAGACTTATTAGGAGTCGCCGTTAACCCAGGAAAACTTTTCTTTGCTATCACAAAATGGCTGATTTGAAACATCCTATTGGGTATCTCGAGCGAACCGACTTTTCAGACTCGGGTGATCTGCTCGGGCAGCTAGGAGGCAGGCCCGTCTTTGTGATGATCCAGGGTAGTTACTGTGGCGGATGCACAGCCTCCAAGCCCGACTTCCAAAGACTCGGCAATGACGGCGCCGTGACGTGCATGACCATCCAACTAGACGGAGACAGACAGAGCGAAAAGGACATCCAGGGCTCAGGAGTCCTCAACAACATCTACCCCAACCTAGAGACGGTCCCGAGCTACATCCTCTACGTCAATGGAAACAAGCGCATCCCATACAAGGGCAATGACAGGTCGTTTGCTGCCTTGAAACAGTTTGTACAACAATACATCTAAACCATTAGAAACCTCCTTATCTCTAATTCTAAAAACGACTTAAAGAGAAGGAATCTATAAGGTAGATAGGCCAAGGAGGTTCCTCTTCCTAGAGTGTTCTTTACATACCACCCGCCTGTCTTTCAAAAGGCAAAGATGGTTCCTTTTCACCATTCTTATATAATGACATTATACCATCCGCCTTTTGAAAAGTTGTAGCACGTCATTTATTGTAACCTCGGGTTGGTTACAATATGAATTTCAGGCATCAAGACCTATGTGAATAGAAAACCACAATGAATGACGTCAATTTCATCAAAGCTTCTCTCACTCTGCACAACGCGGTTCCAGTGAGGGAGAAAAGGTTCTACAACAGGAACCTCCTCAAACACGGCTACATCGCCCCGGACAACCTCTCAGAGACGGTAGAGCGAGTCCTCATAGACGAGGCCACCAAACTCAACAACACGTTCTACAAGTGCTGGCAGGACATCACGAACAAGACACGCGAGGAGTTGGCGATCGACCAGGTATGTCACTACATCTCAGTTGCAATAAGCGATGTTTTCCAATGCCCCGATATTGTGTACATCCCCAACCTCAAAACAAGTCATGAGGAACGACCAATTCCGTTCAGATTTATCAAAGGCCTCGCAATCCCCGAGATCAAAGACCTCACCCGGGCCCTCCTTTATAAGAAGGTTGCGCTGAAGGAGAACACCATTAAGGCATCCTTTGCAATTCTCCAGACTCATGAGGTGGACATCACCAAGGTTCAGAATCGTGACAGCAAGACCTACATCCTCGTCAAGCATGGCATCACACCTCGCGATCCTCTAGACATCCTCAGGTGCGCCGTGTACGATGTGACGGGCGAGCTCACCCTCATCAAGAACAAGAATATGTGCAACAAGATCGAAGAGGGGCGGGGAGACCGCGTCGTCAAATGGCTCCAAGGAAACGAAGAACGTTTGGCAACCATCTTCAATCGCTACAAGCCCATCTTGATGAGTATGAAGACCCACGCGGCAGCCAAGCCTCACGTCAACAAGATCAGCAAACTGTCCAAGAAACATCATACCCCCATGAAGGGTGTGACTCATGAGCCCACAACGGGGTATGAGATTGTGAGGCATGTCAAGTACCTCATCGAAAACAAGAAACCAAAGGTATACCAAGTGAGGAATGGTAAGATGTGGTGTACTCGTGAACGCAAGAACGAGATAGACAAGTATGTCTCCAAACTGAAGGAGATGCTTCCAAATACCTTTCTTCAATCTGACAAGACTCGCCTTGCGCTACCCACATCTGAGAAGAACTTCTGTGGCGCGTTTCCGATCGGTACCAGATTCGGTATGAACACGTCATGCTCCACCAACGATGCCCTCATCGTCGGCATCCACTGGCGGAACCAGAACGGGGAACGTGTAGACCTGGACTTGAGCGCGGTCGACATGATGGGGAAGGTGGGTTGGAACGCGGACTATTACACTACCGAGAAAGACATCATCTTCTCATGCGACATGACCGACGCACGCGATGGAGCCAACGAATATATTTACTTCAAGAATATCACCACACCCAAGGTCGTATTAGTAAACAGATACACACGTCACGAGAACGACGTAACAATGGACATCATCGTGGCTTCCTCAAACAAAGCGCCCTCAAAGAATGAGATCCTAGACGACGGAAAGGTCATCGCCACAGCTAGCACTGTGTGCAGTGAGAAACAGAAGACGATCGGTGTCGTCTACCCTACCGACGACGGACCCAGGTTTGTGCTCATCAACAAGTACATCGGCAAGAAGCTGTCAGTGGGCTCCGCGAACGAGGACACCGAGATCATGAGCGACGCCTTCATGAACGGCTACATCTACATGGACGAGTACGCAACAGCCTTCAACGCTACAGCAAACAATCAAGCATCTCAAGGAGCGGTAGATCTGACGAACAAGGTGATATCAAAGAGTGCAATGTTGGACATATTTGGAAAGAGGTAGGTTGTAGAATTGAACAAGTTTCATTACTCCTAGGAGTAACGAATGCGATATTCTTCAAGCGTATCTTTTAGTAGTGGCGATAGCCTTCCTTCTTGTCGCTCATGAGCCAAGCGATGATGATCACAATGATGATGACGCCGATAACGATCGCCCATGGGTTGCTAAAGTAGCCCTTGACGGTATCCATGACGTCACCGTACATCATATCACCGCCGTCGTACCCATGAGGAAGAAGAGGGGCGCGAACATTCTGTGTTGGCAGTGTTTGGTGCTTGGCGCTTTCGTAATAAGCACCTGCCTGTTGGGGGTATGAAGCTTGACCGTATGGACTGTCCTTGTAGTACATTTTGTAGACCCAGGAAAATATTTCAGAGTCTAACAAGCACAGGTAGTACATCAGAACTGAGTCACTACCACTAGAAGCACCACCAGGAGTATGGCGATGGCGAAGATCTCGTATCTATACCTCTTCGCAAAGTCAAGGAACGTCTTCTTAGGCGCCGGGGGGTCAGGAGCGCCGTTGGGCTCACCCGTCGGTGGCTTTGGCGGCACGGGCTTGGACGGTTCAGATGGGTTCCTATCAAACTGACACACAATGTCATTCTGAACGTGGTCAATTGAAACATCGCCGTCTTTAATGATGTCGAATAGGACTTGGCACATCTTGTCGGGGCAGGTTGGGTTGGTGAGCTGCGTTGGGACGAGGTACTTGCCTGATCTGTTGGCGCATGCCGTGTACCAGCACCCATCATTGATCGAGTGAGCTCCCTTCATGGCCTGATACGCACTGTTGTCGGCCCTGTTGATGCACTTGCAGTCCTCCGTGTTGTGCCGGAGGCAGTAGTTCTGCATCGTGGCGTCTTGGACATAGGTTGGTTGGCTCTCGAACCACATCCTGCACTCGTTGCCTCCTTCGCCAATAGACTTGAGACGACTACACTCCCTCATTCCTTTTGGGCACGTGTTGACCTTCTGAGTGCAGTACTTAGCTTCAATATCGTTGTTCTCCCCAAACTTGCCCTTATATGCGAGCACCTGAGCGCGGGTGTCGATATTATCGATGTTGTAGATACATTTGAGGTTGGGTGATTGTTTGTCCCATCCGTAATAGATGAGTGGATCTTGACCTTTGGAGCTGCGGCCTATCTCACACTCGTCTCTGTCTGGGTGTGCGCATCGGGGCTGGGATGTGCAGAAGCCGCCGCAGCAGGAGTCGCTGCCGACCTGCCAGTCCCTGATATTGTTCGTCGTGTGGCAGGGGACGCGCAAGCTGAAGGCGGAGCAGTGAAAGCATCTGCAGTCACCTGGTTGATACTGGTGTTTTTGACTTGTCTGAACTAAGCGTCCTACTACATGTTCTCCCATGTTTTTAGATTGCGGGAAAAGAAATGAGGACAGCTCCCTTTGTTCAATAGGATAAAGAGGAACGTCTGGACATCCACCAGAACGCGCCCATCACGATGATGGCGACTAAGACGATGAGCCACACGTTGCTCAGTCCGCCTCCGCCTTCGCCTTCAAAGTCTTGGCCAGGGTCAAACTCCCCACCTCCGTCTATATCGATATCCAAAAGGTTGCGTCTGTTTATCTCACGCACCTTCTGAGGATCGGCCATGTAGTAATCGTCGGAACGTTGTTTGTTGATATTCTGTCTGTACCTCTGCGCTATTTGGTCCATCTCAACCATCTTGGGCCGCTCAGTAGCGCGAATGAGGATCATGGAACCTACGGGGCCGCCGATCTCGGTCATGACCTGTTTGTCAAACTGGGCAATCTTGTTGAATGGATACATGGCGATCTTGAAGTAGCCTCCAGCGTTACCCCACTTGTCTCCCCACGAGTTGCGGCAGTGCCAGTACGGTACGTCTCCTACCTTATCATTGTCGTATTGGATGTTCTTGGCCACGCCCCACCCAACAATACTGATTGCGTGAAGACCGGCTGTTTCACTCGTCATCCTATCGCTGAACCTCAGTTTGCCCCCATTGTACCCATTGTAATCCGCGCGATCGAAATAGACGCCTCCATTGAAATTGGGGTCGGTGAAGTTGCCTGTAAAGAAGTTCTTCAAGACCACGTAACCGCCAATTACAGGCCCAAAGTCGAGGATGTGGCTCTTGACCGTGTTCCTGAAGACGTCGATGGGTGACTTGCTGTTGATGAAGAAGACGTCACTGCCAGAGTCGAGTTTGTATAGATATTTTTTGACTCCTTTGTAGTAGCAGCCGCAGGGCTTGGGGATGTTGTCGTTCAGTTTGCTGGCGAGCGTCGTTGCGTCGAAGTGCCGCGCTGACGATACGCTCTTGCATAGCTCGCTGTCCCCAGAACACCAAGAGTAGTCTACACATGATGTGTCTGCGACACCCTCGCGCTCAAGGTAGGGGGCGATGGCGGCGGGGTTGCCTCCGAAGCACATGTTATGGAAGTTACCAGATGGTATGCAGGACATGATGTAGGTTGCGCTGATGTCGGGCGACCACCCGACTGCGCCAGACACGACGAAGCAGTCGCTCATGGTGTCAGCGAACGAGACGGCCCAGCACGAGCCGCAGGCGTGCTGTGTGCTGACTTTATGAATTAGACTTTTTTTTACCAGGTCCAGTGGACTATCGTGTTGAGTTGGGATAGCCCATGAGAAGTTTTCGTGTACATGTTCATGAGTGTGTAGTTCACGAGGGTGTTTTTTGCCACGATGCTCATGCTGACGGGGATCATAGTCGCCATACATACCTGCTGCAATTTTTTCCTGATAGCGCTTTTGGGATTGAGGATCCAATAGAGGAAGTTCTTTTGAGAACCTGATGTCTGTGTTGAGTGGTGGGATGATCAAGTACTTGCCTTCCTGGTCTACTGCACCTAGCATCTCTCTAAAACTTTCTTTCACAATGGCGTGAGGATGGGTGTGGGAGTGTCCCTCTGCTTCGTCCTGCGTGGGCTTATGCAAAGGTAGATGTGCACTGAACCTGATGTCTGTGTTGAGTGGTGGGATGATGATATCTTCTGAGAAATGCTCTACCGAGCCCTGCTCGGTGGGAGATTCCTCATGAAGGACGATAGGGGCTTGGTTTTTGAGGTACTGTGAGAGATTGTCTCCCCCCTCCTCAAAATCCTCCCGAATGACTAAGGGTTTTCTAGAGCGAAGGTAGTCTTCCATGTTTTTATAAAGAAAATTAAAAGTTTATGGCGGTTAGAGGTGAATGAGGTCTAGCGAGAGGTCAGTTACTGGCTCCCTGACGACATGAAAACCAGGCTATAAAAATAATCACTGCAAATCAAAATGGACTTTGATTCTATGACAGTAACCCAGTTGAAGGATATTGCGCGCGCCAATAACCTCAAAAATTGGTCCAAACTCAAGAAGGTGGATCTCATTCAGTTTCTGATCGACAATGTGCCCTCAAGCCGCCCCCCCTCACGCGGTAGAGGCGCTACCCCGAGACGCAGGACACCTTCACCGAGAAGGCCATCATCGCCTCGACCCAGATCGCCAAGTCCCAGACCTCCGAGCCCAAGACCCAGGAGCAGATCGCCAAGTCCCAGACCTCCGAGCAGAGGTCGCGGCTCGAGACGAAGGTCTCCCACGAGACCGCCAAGTGAACCCTTCGGCGTCGCGCGACTGAAGAAACAACAATGTGAAAAGAACCTCAGGAAAGATGTCGTCGCCGCTGCAGAGGACTACGGGATAGCCATCACCAAGGCTGGAGGAAAAAAGAAGACCATCAAGGAGTTGTGTGCGGAAATAGATGCTGTGATCGCGCAGCAGCCCCCCATGCCCATAGCAGCCACCCCTCCAAGAACGCGCACTCCGTCTCCGGTCAGAGGCGCTGTAGGACCACCTATTGCTCGTATGCCTCGTCCACCTACTCCACCAATTACAAGCTATGTGCCGGCAGGTATGGTCCCAAAGGCCATATACTACGCACTCACTAACATAGAGATTGACGACGACTACATACCCAAGGCTGAACTCTTGAAATCAAAGGTTGTTTCCAAACCCAGTTTGGTTAGGTATGCTGAGGAGCTTGGAATTAGAGGCAAGTCTCTCACGAAGGAAGTTCTTCTGGATAGAATCATAGCGGCTAAGGTCGCTAAGGATATGCCGGTTGTTGCGCAGGCGATTGAGGGCGAATCATCTCTGATTGCTGACGAGATAGCGGATCGCGTGTCTGAGAGGGTGTCTGCTTCGGGGGGACAACCCCCTGATCAAGAAGAGGTGCAAGCCGTCGTGGAGCAGCGCATCTCAACAGGTGAGTCTGTGAGCGCATCAGCTGTGGCGGACGAAATCGTTGCAGAGCAGCAGAGTGAAGACATCATCGCGTCGACAAGGCCTAGCTCACGACGCTCTTCGGTGAGATCGTCTTCGGTGAGATCGTCTTCGGTGAGATCATCGTCAGTGAGACCGTCTTCGGCGAGATCGTCGTCGGTGAGATCGTCTTTACCTTCGAGATCATCTCTGTCGTCCCAGGCTTCAAGCCTCATGTCCAGATCATCCATGTCCAGTTCGACTAGATCCAGCGTGGCGAGCAGTGTCTCTGTAGCAAGCAACATAAGTAACGAATTAGCCAAAGCCATCGTAGACGAGGTAGCCGATAGAACCGACAGATCGTCAGTTAGACGCACCATCAGTGAGGTTGTAGAGGAACAGGGTGTGAACCTAGACGTGGATCCTGACAGACTTGAGGAGGTTGTGGCCGACGAGCAAGCCCGCGAGGCCGTGGAGAGTGTCGTGTCGCGGGCAGCCGATGATGGCCTCATTTCAGAAGACGAGGAGGAAGAGATCCTGCGACCCCTGAGGGACGAAGCGGTAGCCTTTCCGGCTGCGGTGCCTGGTCCTTCTGGACTCGGAGCGCGCCCCAAAGTTCCCAGGGCTCAACCTCAACCCATCAGGAGGCAGATCCGGGGCGAACGTGACATTGAAAAACTACTCAGGGAGATTCAGAAGCCCGAAGAGAGCATCAGCAACATGCCAGTCATCCAACACCGTGTATTCAGATGTCTTGGTATTGTAAACTAGATATGGGTGGTGTAAACAAAAAATTGAATTTTTGATTCAACTGACATCTGTTGATAAAAATGTCCAAGCATACAGGAGAAACATATCAGACGGTGCAACTCGGTAAGGAGATTGATGTGTTGAAGGGGAGGATAGTGAAACTTCAAGACAGAGTTGATGCTCTGACTCAAGAGAACTCTAGACTTCAAGAGATGTTGTCCGTGTATGAGACAAAAAAGAACCGCGACCTCATCAAACGCCTGAACAATGAACTCATCCGGAAATGACGAATAGAGGATGAGATGACCCTGTAAGAAGCTGTAGGAGACGACACATTTATCGTCTTGAATAGTATTTCATTACCCCTAGGGGTAATGAATGTAGTCGTGATCAGAGTACTCGACGGTCACCAATTCACACCCCTTTGAGTAATATAGGAGATATCCACTTGGAGTGTTTCAGGACGAGGTAGATCTTGCGTTTACTTAGATCTTCAATTGAGAGAGGGTTTTCCTCCGGGCTTGATTCCAGTTCTGGGTAAGCGTCGTAGATCTCGCGGTCTAGGAAGCCGACTCTGTGCGTCTTGTTGTTGTAATACAAAGACAATATGCCCTGGAAGCGCGGTATCAGAACCTTAACATTGGAATCCTTTTCTGAGAAGATAGAACTCATTTTGTAGACGTAAAATGATTTTTGGACATATACGAATACTAACAGAATTAAGCTATGGACGCGTATACTACTGTCATAGACGCCCTCATGAACAAGTTGAGTTCCGAAATGGGGGAGGAGAAGGAATGGCTCCTGAGCCAGGTGTACGACGATCTCGCGGACGAAGAAGATCCGCAAGTGATTGAGGCGTACATAGAAGATGTCATCAAGCAAGGGAGGCTTGGGTGGGAACACGTCTCCTTCAGCAACATCAAACAAAGCCAACAGGAGCAAGACGACTACACCCTCAATCCGTTTGAGGCCGAGGAAGGAGTTGTCGAGTGCAAGAAGTGCGGCAGCTTAAAGGTGTACTCGGTGTCCGTGCAGACGCGTGCCGCCGACGAGCCCATGACGACGATGGCCCAGTGCACGGTATGCAAAATTAAATGGTCTTACAATGGTTAATCTATTCATTCACTATTTTCGTAACCCTACGAGGTTATGAATCGTACTCTACTGTTGTTCCAAGCAAACTGAGGATGTCCAATTGTCGCCCAGGAAACTATCATCGGGATAGAAAATGCAAACGCTTACATTGCTCATCCTGTTCTTCGTGTTCATGACCGCCTGGTATCTGTTCAAGACCAGCTACGAGACATATCTCGAGAACGAGCCTACCATCATGAGGCTGAAGAACAAACTGACGCCCGTGTTTCCTGAGCTCAAGTTTGTGAAGATGTTGAAGGGCGATGCGTCGTACACAATCAACAAGCAGAAGATCTACCTGTGCACGGAGGCGAACGGTGAGGTCTATGACGACAATATGCTCACGTACGTGACGCTACACGAACTGGCCCACACGCTCTGTCCTGAGATCGGCCACGGCAGGCAGTTCCAGGGCATCTTTCAAACACTCCTGGGGAGGGCCGAACGTCACAAGTTGTTTGATCCACGTAAACCAAGGATAGAGAACTACTGCAAAGTTAGAAGCTAAATGCTACAAAAATATCTGAGTAATAAAAACAAGTCATAATGGCAGGAAATATAAGTCTTGAAGCCTCGATCCGCACATGTAAGATTGATCCCGCGTACGCGTCCAAGGTCCAGAGCGACCGGTTCCTCAATCCTGGGAACATGGTTTGCCCAATCTGGAACGGGTACGACGGCGCGGGCCGTCCTGTGTGCGCGGATTCATTCAACACCAAGAACGCCGGCTGCAGCAGCGCAGAGGACCGCGTGTTCGTTGAGAACTACCAGCGACCCCAGTACGTTGAGTACGTCAACCTGAGCAGCGGCGGTATCGACGGTGAGTTCTATGGCCCAACCCCCCCTTACTCTATGACCCAGTGGTCCAAGATGAAGGGCGCCTCAGACCTCCACGCGATCAACAACGTCGCTGGCAACTACGGCCTCCAATTCGGGTCCAACGTCTTCCCCAACTGCGGTGTCCACGCCTACGCGAGAGGCATGCAGCAGAATGCCGACGCCATGAGGAAGTTCTCGTCCTACAACCAAGCATACAAGTCCAACTACATGAAGAACGTCTCAGGAGTTGGCTGCGGTTGCTAGAAGTGTGACGATATATCTATCACCTCATGAGGTGATAGATTTCTACCAGAGACGCCATTCCGAGCAGTGTGAAGCCATCACACAGGACCTTGGCGCTATCTGTTGGTTCTAGAACCAACAAACACGACCTATCGGTAGAGGTAGATCTTGCTAAGTCGCTGCAGCGTGGGGTCGTATTGCTTGAACTCGGCTGTGCACTCGGGGTAGCACGGGTACCTGGTCTTGATGCCTGGTCTGAAGCAATGCTGAGGATACGCGTGGCCTGTGGTTCCTTTCCAGTAAGGTCTCTCAAGACGCGGTCTGAACCCGGCCTCACGCTCTGCGATGATTGGCAGGTCGGACATGTACTCACCGCGCCACCAATCTGGGTACGGGAAGTAGGCCCTACCCTCCTGAGTTAAGACGTCCGTCTGAGAGTAGCGATAGGGATTGTCGTTGTTGTTCTTCAGGATCTGCTCCTTAGCTATTAGGACTCGATTCAATGACATTTTACTTACAAAATAAAGTAATCTGAATATTCACTTTGTTGGGTTCGTCACAATCTTCTTGAACCAAACAAAATGGTAGAACAAACGTTGATGCTGTCGAGCCCGAAGGCCCAACCCTTTGGACTTCTAAGTAGCAAGGCCGTGATTGACTTCAACGTCGGCTCGCGCGCCATCCCGAACCCCAAGTATAGTTTCAGGCATGGATCCTGGAAGACAGTGACCCAATACGTGTACGTCAACATGTTCAAGAAGGACAAGCACAGACAGCGCATGAGCGAGATGCTTACTCGCAACCCCTTCAACAACATGGTCAATCTCCGCGAACAGGAGGACATAGAAATCTACAATGAGTCCAGCCTCAAAGGTCTACGCGAACGATTCCTCCAACGAGAGGAACTGAGGGCCAGACTCTATCAAACAAGGGGAAAGCAGCTGATACATGACAACAAAAAGATCCTATGCATGCTCAATCACCTGCGTCTCCAGAATCAGCAGGTAGTCTTTGACCCAAAGACTAACCGAGAGGTCCCCAGAGTAGAGGTTCTTCAGGTGATTAGTGGTGTAGAGGATCAGGTATCCAATAACCCATCGTTTCCTGAAAATCTGGACTTTGAAGATCTGAGGAAGTACGCCAAACGTTACGGATATAGGGACCTCCCTCTGAATGATGAGATCTTCCTTAACATCAATTACATTGTGCCTGTAGTCAAGTATAGGATGCGTGAGCGTCTCTGGAACCGCGAACTTGAGAGATTCAAGGACCATCTGCTCGACGTGTTCTTGGACTACATCCTTGAAGAAGAGTACCCAAACCTTGATCCATCTGAATACGCAGAGGCGAAACGGCAACAAATTGTTAAAGAGAAGAGGTTGCAAGTATACAAGGATCAACTGTACGACCTGTATGTGAAGGGAATGAAGGGAGATATGGATGACCATATTCTGGACAGGCTTCGCTTCACACCTGACAATACTCTCAGAGAGATGGGCCGCAGCGCCCGCGAGATCAACAACAGACTGCTGGCCCCAGAGGCACAGGCGGAGAAGATCTACATCCAACCAGATGACCCATTCCTTCCTCATTACATTGAGGATGTGGTGATTGATGGAAAGAGGTACGCGTCCGCGGTACACTTCGCTTACGCGCGCATGATCGCGAATCTGATAGACATTGGTGAGCTCCCAGGACTTGAGACCGTCGATGTCAATACGGTGGCATTGAGAGACCTTGTAGGTACATACAACAACATCAAGAGAAATTGGATTGATCATAACCTGAAGGCTCATAACGAGGTGGCTATGGGTGTGAAGTTTGAGCAACACTCAACACTCGTTCACTTGCTGCTGGCGACGGGGGGTGTCAAGATTGTATGGAATGATAGATCAGATCCCGTGTTGGGGGTTGGGAACGATGACAGGGGCGCCAACAACACTGGGCATCTCCTCGAGTACGTGAGGGACTCGTATAGAAACGTGGCGGTGCCAAATAAGCTCATTTCGTCGTATGGGTCTATAGCGAACAACGCGTGGACCAATTCGTGGATGATGAGCATGGCCCAGGACTTCAAGAATACGATGCTCCTCCTCAAGAACCCCACGACGGCGGACTTGGAGGCTATCTACAGTGTCCAGGGAGTTCCGGGCAACCCAGGAACAGATGATATACAATCCCTTCACAGGGCTGGTCTCAACAAAGATCAGATCGCAATAGCATTCCCCGTGCTCGTGGCAATGTACATACCTATGCGGGCCAAGACTGAGAGTGTGCTCATGAACGATGAGGCGGCGGGCTACTTCACGGAAAGCGACTACAGAGGGAGAAAAAGAAAGTTGGCGGATGACTTTGAGCACGCTAGAACTAGACTGGGTAGGGTTTCAGAGTTGGTGCAACTGGCTGACGGCGTGGATGGACAGAAATTCGTAATGAGCATCCTGGGGAACAGGCAGACCAGCAACAAGGAGGACGCGCGTTGGAATCGCATATATAAGTGGTCGCATTAGGCTCTCAAGAGTGCCCCGTAGGCTCAAGGGCCCGGAGTTTATTTGACTCGATCTCCCGTTTGGAAGTTGAAATTCAAGGTTGAAGAAATAACTTAACTAAGTAATACTATATTTCAAAATGGCAATGAACGTAAACTCTCTCATTATCAGTTTCGGCACATCTCTCAGAGGCTTCTTTGAGTTTTGTGAAGAGCAGAACGGTGTGAAGGCCGACGATCTCAGCGGCCTTTTCAATCAATACTTTGTGGTTAATGGCGCAACGAAGAAAGCCCAAGCCAAAAAGACTGTTTCCGAGATTGAGCTATCAGACTCTGACGAGTCCAATGATGAAGACATATTTGTCTCGTCTTCAAAGAAGGCTTCAGCGGCCCCCAAGAAATTTGCTTCGGCAAAGAAGACAAAGGATGCTTCCGCTAAGGCTGCAGCCCGTAAGCCTTCGGGTAAGGGTAAAGAAGTCAAGCCTCGTGATGAGCAGATGCCCGTGGCCGACCTCGATTTGAACAAGAAGAAGCTTCCTGAATTGAAAGAGTACGCGAGGGAGCGAGGTCTCCCCGTATCTGGCACGAAGGCGCAGCTCATTGAAAACCTCCTCAATTACGAGAAGGAACAGGAGGACTCGCCCATAGACAAGCAGCTCGACGCTGTTGAGGAGGCAGATCTGGATATCCAGATCAAGAAGCCCAAGACCAAGAATAAGGTGTGCGAGCCCGCGGACAAGCCCAAGTACGAGGTCGAGGAAAAACATGGAGTGAAGATGATCTACCACAGTAAACTGGATGGCTGGTTCGTCTTGAATGACAAGAACGTGGTTGTTGGTTGGGCTCTTTCGGACGACGAAGTGAATGCTGAGGAGGATGAGAGCGTAGACATTCGAGCGCTTGATAAGGATGTGTGCGAGTTTGCTAAGGAGCTGGGGCTTGAGTTTGAGGTTCCTGAGAACTTGGATGCTTAGTAAGTATATGGTAAGTGCCGAACTTCGTGCGGTGAAGCCGTTATCTCTGTTTCTACTACTGTCTGATTTCATTCCCTTCGGGGAATCAAATCGCTGTCATGAACGGCTCTGGTAACCGCAAATTATTTTCCTAGATGACTAAAAATGTCTGGTCTACTCACTAATAACATTGGAAGTGGCTACAACTATGGAGGTGCTGCGGGTCCCAACGTCGGAGCTGGCTGCAACTACGCTCAGTTGGGAGCCTACAACCTAGGATTCAGAGGCATCCGTCCACCGGTTCCTCTCACCTCAGTGTCTGGTTACTATGTTGTGCCCGCGTACTCTGCGCCCGGCTACGATACCCTCACTCATGGGACGGCAGGATGTGGGTGCGGCAGCTCTTCAGGAGGCAACTACTTCAGCATCGGTCAAGCGTACGGGCAAAACGCGGGAAACTGTGATCAACGTTACATGGGATCAATCTGTCAATAGAGTGCCTTGATTGCAACCACTATTTATTACACTTATAAGTGTAATAGCCGTAGAGCATGTGTGCGCCGTCATGCAAGTCTGCGGACGGCTCCTCAGAATGCATGTGGACATGTGTGTGAGTGACGTGTGCGGTATGTTAGACAATCTCATATTAGATAAGTTAGATAGATCTGTATCCCCTGGGGGATACAGAACACCAGAAAAGCCTTACATTGATGGACATACTGAAGACACCCACCTGGTGAACTTGTTGATGTTATCATCTTCTTTGTTTATGAACGGAATTGTATCGATCTCTTCCTCTGTTTTTTCACTCACTCGTTCCATATCAATAGGGGCATCAAACTGATAGAATTCACCTAGTTTGACCTTGAATGATTCCAAGATTTTGAGGTCATCAAACCGCTCACTTTCGTCGATAAATACAGCCATATTTTGACCTTCAAGATTAAAGGTCTGGTTGTAATGTTCTTTGATAGTATCTTGGAGAAGTTTATAGAAGAGCTCAATCTCGAGGAGTCGTAAGTTCCTCTCGTTTACGGCGCTCCTGCCGTCGTGCGTGCGGATATTTTTGATATCCAGGTATGTGCTGCGTCTGTTGGTGACGTTGATGTAGCGTTTCCTGAGACAACCACAATTGCAAATACTGTGTTGGTGTCGTCCGATATCCTTGCTTACGAGGTCCGCTGTGTAAAGAGAAAAACCTGAACTAACCGGCCCATGAGGATATGAGGTTGATGAACTGAAATTGAACCATAGTATAACCACCTTACTCATTTGTATGTAGTATGGTTGTCCTTAAGCCAGTAAAACCTTGAAATGGATATATCTAGCATTGGATAAGTAAAATGGCAAATTTAAAGAACTCAAGGACGGTCAAAGAAGGATCATTGCTAATGATGTAATGACTTTGATTTACAGTAGTTTAAGGGAAGGAAGTGGTCTGGACATCTCCCATGGCAGCAGACGCAGCCCCATATACCTGGTGGCTCATGTTGGTCTGGGCCATATCTACACCGCCGATTGTGGTCTCTGTGCCGCCAGACGAGTTGTAGATGAGGTTAGCAAGGGCGTTGTTGGTTTCATTGTTCACACCACCGAGAACGTTCATTGCGCCTTGTTGGAGTACTTGGTTTACATTATTTCCTGCAGCGGCACTCGGAATAAACCAGTTTCCGCTAATCGGTACAATAGGCAGATCGCCTCTGATAGGATCACCCTGACCTCTCAGTCTGGAGTTCCTATTAGCGTACATGTACCTGTCGTACACAATGGGCTGCTTCATTTCACCATCCTGGCTCACAAAGGACGCTTGGTCAAGTTCAGCAACCGTGCTGGTAGGCCAACCATCGACTGAGCCTGATGCGACTGCCATGTTGAGGACCTGGTTGTAGTCCCCGTTTGCATACGCGGCCGAATAAGGGTTATGGGGGTCAAGAGGGATCTTCGGTACACCCAAGTACTTGCTCTCTTGCCATCCGTATTGAGGGTTGGACCCACCGGTCATAGATCCTTGCTGATATCCCTCAACAACCGGAGGAGGACGGATACCTGCACTATTGTTGTTGCAATCGTTACCAGGGGTAGCCGCACCGAATGCGGCTCTGTAAGCAGATGCTGGCCCGGCCATCTCTCTGAAACCCTGGCCGGGGATACCCTCAGCAATCGCGTAATTGAGTGGGTCTGGGGGATTGGGCTTCTCTTGTAGGGGGTCCTGAGGTACACCCATTCGGTTGTAGTTAGGGAACTTAGTTCTCAGATCGGGACCATAATTGACATTTGAGAAGCGAGGACTGAGGATGCCCTGGAAGTTGGGAACTTGAAAGAAGTCCTGAGTGGCTGGATTCTTGAACATCTTTTCGACCTTAACTTGTCTACTCGGGATCATCCAAAATCCTTCTTTCGTTTCATCACCGCAGGTGGAGGCCATGTAGATCGCGGCTCCGAGAAGTGCGATCAGTACAGTTGTCAACACTACTTGATTCATTTTTTATAGAGGCGATAGAATATTTTGCATGACCGACGACGAAGACATTTCAGCTAGATACACAAGTTACCTTCAACACGTTAGAAAATGAATTTAGCAATACCACGACATACACAAAACAAACCATGAAGCGAAGTGAACAACCTAGCTCACAAGCGATCAGTCACAGCGGCTCCGTCGCACGCAAGACTACAGGCAGCGGTCCCATGCCGACCCCATCTAGGGCACGCAAAGTAACGACCCTGGATACACCCACGAAAGATAAGGTCATGGACACAGAGACTAAAAAGATAGTTCAGTACATCTCTTCAACGGTCAACCTTTTACGTGGTAAGCGTTACAGATGTTGGTGGTGCACCCTCTCAATTGAGGACGAACCTCTTGGGTGTCCTATAAACGTGCTGCATGAACACGACCAAAAGACTTACTCAACGGACGGTGTCTTCTGTTCATTCAATTGTGTGAAGGCGTATATTAATGAGAAGGAGTGTCTGGACGTTATGTACAAAAATAGTCATGTTCTCCTAGGCCACATGGTCTGCGATATGAACGGATCCATATCACCAGTGTCTGTAGAGCCTGCTCCTGACAAGCGCCTTTTGACCGATTACGGAGGCTACATGACCGAGGAGCAATACAGACACTGTTTCGGCCGAATGCTGTACACCGAGAAAGGCGTCATCAAGATGTACCCTACCACGACCATCTTCCAGGAAGAAGAGAAGATCAGCAACAGAGGCACACTATCAAAACTACAGACTCACCCATAATCTATCACAGAACATCTTCATGAAATAAAATGTGGTTAAAAATCCTTTGCGTCCTAATCATCGTCACCCTCCTTGCCCTGGTCTGGTGGAACGCCATTTCGGGCAACATAGCCTACTTTGACGGGAACAACATCTTCCAGATCCCGGGCCCACTCTTCACCAAGGGGCAGAAGGATGAGCTCGCCATCACTCTCAAATTTCCCAAAGACGGCGCCAGGAACGGCATCGTCTTGTTCATGCGCGCAGAGGACAATTTCCAGATAGTTTACGTCCAGGACGGTAAACTCATCATCAACACCAATAACAACCAGGATCTATCTCTCATTATTGGCCCAGACCTGGAGGCCAACGTGAGGAGTCAAGAGTGGAGTAGGTTCGGCTTCACTATCGAAGACCAGTTCAAGAACACACCAATCTACTTTGGGGGAGCACCCACGGAGCAAATCCCTGTCAACGCGCTCATGTTCGAGGGGCAATCGGCCGTCATCCAGTTCCCGAAGAGCGGCCTCAAGGCATGCACCAACTACTGTTACCTCAATAATGTCAACCTCAGCGCCATGTTCCAACAACAAGGTCTCAGGACTTACTGCTAGGTCTTACTGTCTTATTTTTCCATCTCTAACCCCGCAGGGTTACAGATTTATCTATTGTTTCACATAGGCGTTGTCGTACAGTTTACAGACTTTTCTTGAGGCGAGGTTGCCTGGGATTCCGATCGAGTACGCTGGGATGTCGTTGCTGTCGCCTTGTGAGGACCCTCCTGTAGAGCTGCCTCCTCTGATGCGTGTGGATTGGGCCTGTTGCTGGTGTTGGCGCGTGTTGGCCATGATGAAGTTCTGCATCTTGAGGATGTTGTTCTGAGGATTGTCCTCGTCCTGGAAAAATTGGGCAATCTGACGCCCGTTAGCGAAGAGGAGCAGGAGCGGCACGTACTCAATGGGCGTACTGGTCCTGAGAGACATATTCATCAGTTGCCAGTTGTTTTGGGAAACGTCCATGTATGCGAAATTAACACCTCTGATCATCTTGGAGAGGTAATTGAAAGCGGGTTTCACGTCATCGCACCACCGGCAGTCGTTCGTGAAGAGGAATACGAACGAATAGCCTTGGTCATTGGGTTTGACGAGTTCACCGTTCTGGATCGCAAAATCGTTAGGTGTCAAGAACATTTTATATACCTCCGTGTTTCTTTAGGCTATTCACCTCACCCGCTTACCAGTTGGAGCACGACCAGGACAATGAGGAAGATTAGTGTCTTCACGAACACGATGACCATCTCCGAGTCGGGTACCACATTCTTGAGGAGGTTATCTACCATGGGCAGACTGAGAACAACGAACAGGATGGCGGGGATGATGATTTTCTTGAGTTGGAGCGACTTAGCTACGGCCACCCCATCCCCAAACACGTCTCGCATGACGTTGACGTCAATGTCCAAGGGCTGCTCCTGGGATGGTGGCAGGTTTGCAATTCGATCAGCCATTTTCTTATTCCAGGATAATTTGGTTGTAATGGCCCACTCATTGCGGGCCTCACCCCTTCTTGTTCTTGTGGGTAGGCGTTGTGTCGGATATGTACAAGTCGCGGTCCTTGGCCATCTGCTGCGCCAGCGCCGTTATGTCGAGCTTCTCTTTCTTCTGAATTTGGGGTACGTCTTCCTGAGAAGGCGGGGTTATGTCCATGACTCCTCCTGAAGATTGGTTGACGCTATCATTATGATGTTGATGCGGGTGTCCATTGGCCGTAACGGGTTGGTAGGCGGCTGGGAGTTCGGTCCTCCGAAGACCTCTCTGCTCCTGGAGTTCTTGCCCTACAGGCTGTTGATCCGCAGCCCGAGGAGTCTGTGGCCATTCAAAGTGGAGGGCCTTCATGACCTGGTCGATCCACATGTATATGTAGTCACGTTCAAACTTCTGTTTAGTTTGATTGGGGGTAGCCCCTTTGTAATATTCTACCAACAAAGTGGGCACATACTCGATACCGTTCCTCTGGAGAGTGTCCCTGAACTGTTGATGGTCTATGCAGATCAGTGTCATACCAGTTATCTTGGGAAAGTCAAGAGGTAGACCTTTGATGTATGTCAATAGGTCGATTGATGCTTGGGAATAGTTTGAGTACAGGAGTATACAGTGTTTTCTATCCATTTTATAACCGCATGTTTTGCCTTTATGGACTTACAGACCTATCCTACCACTTCCATGAGCGTGTCATTTACATCTCCTCGCCTCTGTCTCTCTAGTACTCTGTCTAGGACGCGTTCGGCAAAGGCATTGCGCTTCTCAGCCGTTACGTCTGCTAGGTCGCCCCCTCTGTACTTCTTGGGCACGTTGCTGATAAACGGGAAGAACCGCGAGTGATGGTTCAGCTCTGCGGTGAGGTTATTCATGCCGTAGGGCTGGCTCGCCAGCACATCCGCCACAGACACAATGACGAGAGCGTAGAAGAAGGTGAAGGGCTCCTGTGAGCCAACGTGGTCAATGTAGGCGTCTACAGTCTTGAGGTCGTCATAGCCTTGCCATCTCTGGATGTAGTTGCCGAGTTCCCAATGTAAATCAATAATTTTGGCCAATATGGGTAGATCCTCCTGCCTGAATCCCAATTCACCCAACAGGTTGTGTATCTTGAAGGATCCAATTTGCTTCATGTTCTTGTCGAGGATGGGGAGGGGACGCGTGCCGCGTATGTAGTCTCCCCCGATCTGAGGATGTTCAGGGATTGAGAAGTAGACGCAGTCATGACTTCTCTTAGTTACGTGGTTGTTGTAGGGTGCCATCTTGCCTATGTCGTGAATGAAGGCGGTGGCTGCTATCTTCTTCTGGATGTCGATGTCTGGGATACCATACTTGGGTGTATTTAGGACGAGTTGCTCTGCAAATAGGAGTGACCAGATCGAGTGTTGAAGAAGGTCACCCGCGTGGAAGTCGACATTTGTGGACTTGTACAAAGCCATCTGATCTAGAAGTAGTGCTATATCGACGGGGGCATCTTTGAGGTTTGAGTGTTGCCAGTCGAGGGGGTTTGCCAGGTTCCTCTTGAGCCACTTGAGGGGGTTGCAGAACATGAATTCAAGATGGAAATATTGTTGTTTCTTCTCAACTGGTGTGTTGGCTGCGTACCCGGCATATTCTTTGGGGATATACGTGCAGAGCCAGTCCGTGAAGGGGAGGTCAACGTTTCTGTAGGATCGACGCTTCTTGCGCTTGATACTGATGTTACCAAACTCGGTGTCTGAGTAATCTCCCTCTAGCGTCTTCAAGTCAAACATGAATTTCAATTGTTCTTTGTTTTTCTCAGGGACATTGGGATCATTGAGGAGTCGCCAGATATTGAAGTTGTTATCGAGGAGGAAGAAGATGCAGTCTTCCTTCAGTTCGTAAACGTTGATACACTTGTTGCCACAGGTCTTTGCGAATTTGGGGTTCTGGAGAGAGTATGTCTGCGCTGTGTTGGGTGTTCCGAACCAACCAGGTGATACCTTGAAGAACTTTGTAGTCTCAAAGGCGACGCTTTGATTAGGTTGATCTACCACGTCTTTCATAAGTTTTGTTTTGTTGACATCAGAGGGGGCCCCCATTCTATGAGGTTTGTAGAAGTCGATGCCGGCCGGGTATTCGACGTTCGCGTTGGCGAGCGCCCCTGAGCCGTGATAAAGTTGCATACCTTTGGGAAACTTGACGACTTGATACTCACCGTCAAAGTAGTAGGTACCACATGAAAAGTAGTTCATGGGAATTTGGGCCCCACCCCCTAGATTAATAGTAGTTTGGCCTCCTTTTTTCCAATCCCAAAATGGAATCTTAGCACATGCCATTTTGTATTGGTGATTAAATTTCGTAACCCTATTATGATGGGTTATGAATCAAGCGCAATGTCTCGTTTTTAGGCTCCACCGCCGAGCTTGGTGCGAAGCACCTCGGCGTCTCTCGCTCAAACGATATTGAAGAGTCTGAAGTGGTTGTTGTGCACCTCAAGTCTGTGAGTCTCAGGGTTGATACCCTCCTTCTCACGCAACTTGAAGTATGCGTTAAGATTGCTCTCGACGGCACCTTCGTAGAGGGTGATTCTGTCCCTGTAGATGGGATACACCTTCTCAAATTTGGGTCGGGCGTTGTCGGTGTCGTCGAAAATGACAAGCTTGGTGACGGCTTTGTCGGCAAGGATCGCCTTGGCGCGATCGCTGTCAAAGCCGATGAGGATGACGCGGCGCTCGACCGATTGGTTGTCAACTTGGTGTTGGTGTTCATTGGAATTGGAAGAATATGAAATGGCTACCATTTTTTGAAAGGATGGTTGCCTTTAACCCACATCCATTCTATAAAGAGCTACCTAATATTTGATCTCAAGTGTATGTGTCCACATGTTGGTGCACGGGGTGTCGCATAAATTGATGTTATATTGGGGTGGATTGATAAGTTGAAATTTGCCTTCAAAAATATGGGTTATAGTAAATACCATGTACTTAACACGTTTGGCTGCTGATGAGACTGACATCGGTGAAGAGAGCTCGTATAGCGAGTACTCAGCGTTCCTGGAAACGTACATCAACTCGGTAGAGCGACTCATTGAAGTCGTCAAGGCGCTCAAGTGCAAACTGAAGACTGATGGCCTCGAGGAATTCTTTGAACCGCTGAGGCCTTACATTGAGACGTACAAGCCGAAGTACACCGCCATCTTGAAGACATCACACGCGTTCTGTGAATGCTGTGAACTGTATGTGCCTTCACATCTCTGTGTTTGGGTCCGGAACAATCCCGAGCTCTTCGACACAGAGATAGCCTTCTACTACCGTCTTCTGAAACACTTTGGGGGCCTTATCAGGTGTGACGTCTCACCCTACCCAGTTGATGAGCTCTACGTCGGGGAAGACACGCCGCTGTCGGGTCAGACTAATCGTGAAAAGTTGAAGTTGCTCAGCTCGGTTGTGAGACATTATGAATATATCTGTAAATACTTAATATAAATGCTTAATGTAAGGAAAGAAAAGGTCTACCAGTAAACTAAGTAAGGCGTTGTCTCACGAGCATGGGTAAGCGGGGTATCACTTACTTCACACACAACGACCTTGAGAGGGTGTTCGTTACCCATCTCAGTTGTGAGGGAGATAGATGCTCTTGGTGTACTTGACAGTCTAAAAATTTGATCGTCCTCCAGAGTTGAATATCCAAGAAACACATTTATGAGCATAAAGTAATAGACAAAAATGACTATGTTCACTATGTCCAATAACATGTCTGTGAATGGCGGCCATGTGGAGCACGGTAACCATAAGAAGATTACCAAACAAATCGTTCAGCAGTTGAGGAAGCAGCCAGATATCGACAAGGAGCACCCATCTGTTGAGTTGTACTGCTCCGAGTACAGGGACCAACGTTGCGTGCCTCATAGTAACAACGCCAAGAGCTACGTTTTTAATGGCGACCAGCTCTTCTTCGAAGGATACCCCTATTCAATCGAGCTCACCCAGACCAACTATGAGGGGCTTGAGTTCGAGAAATGTAGGTTCTTTGAGGCACATGAAGGCACCTTGCTCAGAGTATTCAATATCAATGGGAAATGGTATACCTCCACGAACCGACGCCTGGACGCCTTTAACAGCAAGTGGGCGGCAAAGACTACCACATTTGGTATCCACTTTGCCGATGCAGTCCGAGAGAATATCAGAGCCGTCAACGATGATGAGTTCTTTGAAGACGAGGAGGACAAGAAGCTAGAAGACAGGAAACAAGACTCCAGGGACTACTTGAATAAGATCTATGATGCATCCTTGGATAAGACCAAGAAGTACATGTTCCTGCTAGAGCCGTGTAAGGAAGAGCGCATCGTCTGTCTCACGAATTCTCCCCGTTTCTTCAACATTGGCGTCTTCGACAAAGACAACAATCTGTCTCTTGACGAAGACGTGATGTTGGGTGGGTATGAGGTGCCAAAGCCTCGAGAACTGTTTTTTGAGGACATAACGGAGATGCTCTGCGCGCTCGACAATGTTGACTTCAACCGCATCCAGGGCTTCGTTGCCATCCAGAGCGAGGAGGGGCTCGACGACAAGCACTTCAAAATCCTAAACAACCGATACAAGTACTACTTTGGACTGAGGGACAACACCTCGAGTATCAGATTCAGGTACCT